GAGTCACACCTATAATTATTCCTAGGCCTACAATAATTATCCAAAACCATCCTCTTTTGTATAATGCTTTTGTGGATTCTTTTTCATATTTTGCCATATTTTTTCCTCCTTTTATTTATATTATAAAAGAAGGATATCACTTTTTTTCGGCATAATTTGTTAAAATTTGTCGAATAGTACAAAATTTTATTTTTTGTTAAACCATTTATCAATTTTTCCGTTCTCAACTACCTTTGAAAACTCTTCTGCCTCTTTTTTCATTTCATCTGTTATTTCAACTTCCTCATTTATTTGAATTGGTTTAGGTATTTCATTTATCCATCTAGGATTTTTCATTAGATTTCCCTCCATAATAAATAATATTTGTCATCTATTTTCTTTACGTTTTCAACAATAAACTTACTATTTCTTGGATATAATATTTCAGCTTCATCTGGATTAAAGTTCCTTAAGTCTTTTGCTTTGCCCGACACAGTATATATTATTACATTAGCATTTTCATTGTAATCAGATTTGCTTGAAAATGATAAATATTCATTGAACATTATTGGTTTATTTAATTTATTCATATCTATAAATTCTTTTAATTTTTTACTATTTCTTATGTCTAAGACTCTTACTATTGTTCCATTGTAGTCATTACATTTTTTCAGTGCTTCATCCAAGTGTTTAATTATGTTCTCTTGAGTATTATCAAATTTGAGATTATTCCTTAATATTTCGTTTATCTTATAACTTTCTGAACTAATGTATTGGTTTATTGCGTATTGTTCATCGTTTGACAATCCTATTTTACTACTTTCTATTTGATTTTGCAATTCATTAGCTTTACTTTGGTAATTTAATACATTTTCAGGTAATAAACTTCCTACTGCTAATCTTTCATATTGTTTCTGTCTTTGTTGTAAATATTGAGTATAAGTATCTTCTTTATCATGATTGTGTTTTGCTTTTTTGACTTCTTCTGGCTCATTATTTATGCCCTCATAATATGTACTGGCACCATGTTGGCACCTAGGATGAAATAACCCTCCTGCTATTGCAGTGCTTAATAACGGATATTCTCCATCATCTTCTTTTCCTCCAGACCATACATCGTCTATATATACTCTTCCTTCCCACGGTGTACATGCGTCACATGCACCACCATGTTTTGATATATATACTAATGGATTGCCTAATTTTTTTCGCATTTCGCCTTCACCCATTAGATTAGCTCTTTTGTTAGCTGTTCTAATAGCCATATCACAATAATCTGCTATATTATGTCTTGTACCATTTTTGTATTCAATACAATTAAATCCTCTTGCAAAAAAATCTTTACTTGCCATATCTATTGCTTGTTTTACTGTTCCCGCTCCCGTATTAGCAAATACTTGAGCTTTATATATAATCTGTCTATACTGATCATTTGCCATTCTTAAAGTTGCATATTTTACATCTTTCATATCTGATTTAGTACTTTTTATTAGTGCATCTATCTTCCTATGATTTAATCCAAAAAAAGATCCACCTAATTGTGAATCTTCTTTCTTTATAAATCCAGTTTTTATTGCGTTTTTAGTTGTTCTGCTTGCACCTTCTTTAAATTGTTGTTTTATTTGTTTATATACATATTTGTTTAAATTTTTTGTGTTATTATCAAATATTTCTTTATTAGCTTTTTTATAATCCTCAAATTGTTTTATTTTTATTGCTTGCCATTGTGGCCAGTCGAAACCTTTTGCCTTTTCATCTTCTTTATGACTCCATAATGTCCTTCGCATAGACGCAATTAATTGTAACTCTATTTCTTCCATTACTTTTTTTATATCATATTCATTTTGCATTTAATCACCTACTCTAATGGTTCCATTATATTAGGTTCTTCTTTTTTAATTATTCCTGCTTCTTCTTTCAGTCTTTTTACTTCTTCTTCTTTTTCTTCTTTTGTTAAACTATCACCGTACATTGTATCAACTGTTCTTTCAATGCTCATTACATTTTGACCTGGCCTAGCCTTTGATACCGTTTCTACTGTTGCTTCAAAACTTGGATTAGCATATTCTTTGAAATCAACTACGGCTTTATACTCTCCTGCTATTTTTTCTTGTGCTAAATCATATGTTTTTAAACATATTGTAACCAACTTAGGAATAACCTTTTCTAATACGTCAATTACTTTACCTCTTGTATATTGTGTTGCCTTTTCTTTTTCTCTCTGTGCATCTGCATTATCAAGTTTCTTTACGTCTATTCCTAATGTTGATGGGCTTATTAATCCTTGCAAACATAAATCTAATGCAGTTATATATGACTGCAACATACCTTCGTAATCAAAATCTCCTTTTTCTCTTGTTATCTTGCTACTTTCTGTTTCTGTTGATGAACTGCCTGTTTTTGCATATCTGTTATCAAATGTATTGGGCTTTAATAAATTGCCATTGTCGTCTGTCGGAATTAAATCTTCTGGAATATATGTTATTGTTCTATTATCTCTTAATGCATCTATCCATTTACTCCACACTTCGTCAAAACTGTCGAACGCATCCAATTTTTTCTCTAATATACTTTGTCCTCTGCCTTTATATTTCTTTGATTTATTAAACATCATAGGTACAGCCAACATAAAATTTGTGTCTCTTGGTTCTTTTAAATCTACTGTTTCTGGAATGGCTCTGTAATTATCCATTAATTTGTCATTTTTGTATAGTTCATATTTTATTCCATTTTTTGAGTATTTTTCAAACAAAGTATAGCAAGCATCTTTTTTATGGTATTTATTTTTAAAATTTATTCCTGTTATCCTTCCTCTTGTATATTCGTAATCAACATCCTGTCCAGAATAAAACTCTATTATTGGATATTTACTTATGTCTGTATCATAACTTATCTTAAATGCACCATCACATTGCACAAATACATCAATTATTGCTTGTTTTAATGTTTCTTTAAAGTCATTTTCTTTTGCTATCTCCTCCCAATTTGTTTGTGCTTCGTTGTTTCCTTTAACTTCTATTTTATTGAAACTATCAACTGTTATATCGGCTAACATGTCAACTATCATAGCAGGTAACCCAGTATGTATTTTCCTAATATTTATACCAGTTGTACTCTGGGCTGCCCAGAATTTTGCATTTCCCATTAAATCATCTGTTTGTGTATAGTATTGATGTAATTCTGATGCATCTCCTCTATACCACAATAGATTTCTAAAACAGTTACCCTCAAATGTATTTGTTTCTTGTATTGTTATTGTGTCTCCAACGCTAGGTTGTATTTCTAACCAATTTCGTATTACATTTTTAATTTTATCGTTGACTGTTCCCATGTTATTCTCCTAACTCTACTAATCTCCAATCTTCTGCAAGCATATCTGCCTGACTTGCTAACCAGCCTAATTGAACACCTGATGTTCCTACAAATGCTATTGCTTTATTTCCTATTGCTTCATGTTCTGCATTTATCGTTTCATTATTAGTATTTTTATAACTAATATTAGTTGCTAATTCTATATATTGATTTTTTCCATTCCAACCTTGTCTTTGTACTCTTTTTCCATCTTTTAAATATTTAATTGCTTGTCCAAAATCAAATAATTCCTTTTTATCTTTTTGTATTAATTGTTTATATCTATCTTTTATAATAATTAACTCGTCATATTTATCTTGATCTACTGTTATTGTAGGTGTACTAAAAACTCTATCTAATGCCATAATTATTTTTCCTCCATTCTTATACATTTATTTTCAAACTTTTTATATGCATCAAAGTATAATTCTTTTTTATCTCCGTTGTATGTGCATTCATAATACATGCCATCAAATAATGTTGTACTTAACAATGCTTTATGATTTTGTAATGTTTTACAGTACCATACATCAAATACTTCAAATTCTGGAACATTATCGCTTTTGTCTAAATGCTCTATTGCATATTGTTTCACTATTTCTTTACACTTTTCAATAAATTCTTTACTTCCCATATTTTTATTCCTCCATTGCTATAAATTTGTGATAATATTGAGCTACATAGTATTCTATTTTACAACCTCTTGCATTTTCCCAACCTTTCATAAAGACAATTCCATCCACTTTTCCTATATATCTTATTGATTGAGATAACATATAAATTGCAACATCCTCATCTGCTGGTGCTTCTTCAAAAACTGTATCTACAACTTCATATCCTTTATTTTCTAACTTTTGTACTAGTTCAGCTCTTTCCTGCCTTATTTGTTTATTGCTTTTGCCTCTCATAGGCTGACTAATCATTACTTTCATTTTTTTATTCCTCACTTTCATCTTTAATCAATTTCTTTATTACTTCCCAATTACCAATTTTCTTTTTATGTGGTAACCAAGCATATTGACAACCATTTATTGAGTGGTCATTGCCATCCTCAGGTTGATTATCTTCATCAAATGAATATTTATTACATTCATCTATATAATCTTTGCAAGTTTCAACAATTAAAAAATCACCAGTATTCAACCAACTTTCTTGTAGTTGAACTCTAGTGATTATCTTTGTCTTTTTCCATGCATTTTCAAAGTTATATACTAATGCATTTTGCCTTTTTGCTTTGTTTGCTTCCATTATTGTTCCTTGGTCTGCATTATCTATAAAACAAGTTCTTGCAAATCCCCATTCATTTTTGAACTCTTCCATAAATTCAACAATCCATTGAACCACATCTGATGGTGCAAATGGTATTGTTCTATCTCTATTATTAAATGTTCTTTCTTTTAATAAAACACATTTATTATCTGCTGTTATGCCTATACCTTCTAATGTTACCTTATCGTGGCTTTCTTTTGAATATGAAGTATCACAACCAATAGAAAATAACTTAAATTTCATTTTCTTTGCTTCTTCTAATGTTATTATGTTTTTAGGTTGTAAATTAAAGCATAGTCCTGTTGCTTTTCCTCTTAAGCCTTGTATTTTATTTTTATATAACTTGGTTCCTATTGGTGCTACTGTTTTTTTCTTTTCTATCTCTTCTTCTGTCAAACCTTTGTTATCATAAAAAGTAAAGAACCAATATCTGTAATTTTTCTTTGGCTCAACCTTGTTTAGTTCTTTCATTATTTCTGCTGGTACAGCATTAGCATACTTCTTATATGGTCTAGCATGGTTTATTACTTCATCATAAATAGGTAAATTAGGATCATCTGGATTTAATGTTATGCACAAATAATCATTTCTTGTTAAAATCTCTCTAATAAAATCTATGTCTGCTATGTTGCCTTCATCTATATATACACAACCATATTGACCACCTAAAGCATTCTCCCATTGATCTTTATTTTTATAGCTTAATATATATATAATTTTATTTTCAAATTTTATATGTGGAAACTTATGATCTTTATCTCCATTTCCACAATATATTGCATTTTTATGTATATCCAATATTCCATTATCTTGATTTATTATGTTTTTTTCTGCAACTCCAGTTGTTCTTGCTGCAATTATATGCTCTTTTTTATTAGATTCAGATATCATTCGCATAAATTTAATCCCTGCTGCTATTGTTGTTTTTCCTGAGGCCGTTGTTCCTTCTAGTATATCAACATCAACATTTTCTGTTGTATTACAAAAGTCAATATATTTTTCTGATAATTCAAAGGTTTTTTCTTCATCATTCATTTAATCCCTCGCCACCTAATTGTTTACAAATATCTGCAAACTTTTTAGAAGGTTCAACTTCATTTTTTATTCTTTCAGTAGGCTTATATCCTGCCCTATCAAGAATATCTTTTACTGCTTGTATTCTTATATATTCATTACTTGATTTTAATAATTTTTTTAATTCTTTTTGTGCATCTAATGCAAGTGAACCAAAGTTTTCTTTTATATTTTTTTCTATTTCATTTTTAAATTCTTTGTCTTTTTTCCAATTACATATTGTTTGTTCTGTTACTTTTAATTCTTTTGCTATTTGTTTTTGTGTTTTATTTTCTATAGCCATTAAATTTATGCATTGTATCTGTTTTTCACTTAACACTTGGTTCACCCCTTCCTAATTAAAATTATTTAAAATTATTTTCTTTTAAATTGTTTTATCGCTGTGTCTAATATTGCAGCCAAAATAAAAAGAGTAATGGCTATTGCTGTTAATCCTAAGCAACTCAATATTATACCAAAAAATACATTCCACATAGTTTTATGCTTCCTTTCCTGTTATTTGATCTACTATTTTTACCATAACATCTGCTTCCCACACATAGTAACTTCCAATTTTTGATACTTTCTCATTTTGATTTTTTAATATTACTTTTTTCTGTTCTGAATTTAATTCTCTATTTGCTTTTATTTGACTCGTTTGTGAATTATCACATTCATATCCTTTTTTATTTAGTATAGTTACGACTAGGTTGTTCTTCGCTTTTGATATTTTCATACTAAGATTTTTCAACTTCTTTGATTTTACTTTTAAATACATCTTTGTTCTCCTTTTTTGTTTTATGTTTAAAGCAATAATTATAGTACTTGCACCTCTCACATTTATATTTCATACAATTTTCATAGTTAATTTTCTCTTTCATAATAAACACACTTAGTTGTTATGATATTGTTAAAGCATGATATTCTTATCTCACATAAGTCTTTATCTTTATTTTTACAGTTCTTGCAATTTTCTTCTATATACTTTTCATATCTTTCTTCGTTAGTCATAACAACACCTCTTTCGTTAATTTATAATAATTGGTCTAGGTCGAAGGAGTTGAACCTTCAATCTCAGGTGTCCAAGACCCGCATTTTACCATCAAAACTTGACCTAGATATAAGGTTTAACTAGAATTACCTTTTATATATTCTTAAAGGAGATGTGTCTAGTAGCAAAACACATATATTAACTGTATCTAGTATTAGTTAATAGCATAAATAATAGAGCCTATCGTTTGATAAGCTCTTTGTTTTGGTTCAATCCCTTTTTATTTTTAAGTAATC